GCGGGGCGAGGCTAGGCGCGGCATGGCAGGCGAGGCGGGGCGCGGCTGGGCAGGGCAGGCGCGGCAAGGCGAGGCTAGGCACGGCATGGCAGGGCATGGCATGGGTCACTCATTTTCAAAAGGGGGTTTCTCAATGGCTGAAATTCGAGAGCGAGAACCAGGACCAGCAGTCACTCGATATCGAAATACGAGGCGCGATCGAGCGATCGCGAGCATCGTTCTGTGGAGCATGGTCGTACTGTTCGCATTCATCGCCGGGATTCAGATCGGCAAGAGCGAGCCGCGCAGGGACCTCGCGCCAATCGAGCGAGGCTGGTGATGCCTGAAATGAGAGTCGAGGTCACTGAAGAGATCCTGCGTCGCGCGCTCGCGCGCTGGATCGCCCAGCAGCTCGTCGCGATGGACATGATCGACTGGGAGGATGGGAAGTGAGCACCCACACTGACGACAGTGAAAAATCGTACGAAGAGTGGGTTGGCATTCCAGCGCATTGGTACAAGACTATTTATGAGGAGTGCCCTACCTGTGGGCGTGGAAATATCTACAGGGTACGTGAGTACACTCCACGACCAGACGATCCAAGCGAACGTACCCGCTTTGAGTATGTAGGTTGTGTTGGGGCTGCTGGATGCTGGACGTTGCTATGAATCACATCCCATTCGAGCGCGAACGCCAAGGAGATGCAGCCATGACCACCCTCAACGACGACCCCTACACCACACTCGCGAGGGCGGCGGAGTTTGCTGATAGAGACCCACTGCGAGCCTGGACCTCTGTCTTGAGTGTCGAGCTTGTTGCGTGGAAGGCGTTCGTGGACAAGCAACAGGCCGATCTCAGTTGGCTGAGCTGCCAGAAGGAGTCGCTGGAGCTGGAACGCGACGCTCTCCGCGCCCGAGTCGCCGAGTTGGAGTCAGGGTTGGCCGCACTGAATCACGCCTGCAACATGGAAGAAGCCGACGCAGAGCGGTGGCGGGCAGTGGTGAGGCTCGCCGTGAAGGAAGACCACGTCTGCATCGAACGACCTGAGCCAGCTGCTTCTGGCGAGACCGGTGAGTGGCGCGTCGTGTGCGGCGATCCGATCTCGCTCAACAACCTCACCGAGTTTTTTGGAGACACCGCCGGAGCCGCCCTTGACGCCGCCTTGGAGGAGGAGAAACGCCGTGGCTGACGATACCCCGCAACGAGAGATGAACCAGGAGGAGCTGATCGTGGAGAACTACACACTCCGCCAGCGTCTCGGTGAATGCAACCGGCGCTACGCCGACCTCCAGGGGCAGTACACACGCCGAGTCGCAGAGCTAGAGGCTCTGGTCCACAACATCGCAAGTGCGCCAACAGCTCCAGCCAGCATTTCCGTGGACCGTGAAGCCTACGCAAGGCTGGACTGGTACGAGCATCAGCTCCGCGCGATTCGATCCTGGGCGCTCACTGGTGCCGAGAGCTGGGCTCGCCGCGAGCAGAAGATGGCTGAGAAGGACCCAGACGGCATCACGAGCGGCTGGCACGCGAAGATCAGCACACGCTACGCAACCTTCGCCGGCAAGCTGGATGAGGTCCTCGACGGGCCTCCTCCGGAGCCGGACAACCTGAGGTGACGGATGTCTGACACCGAACACAAGTCCACGATCCAAACCCGCAACGAGCAGGCCGACGCTGCCCGCTACGAGATGATCGAGCGTATGGTCAACGGCACCGAGGACGGCATCTCGATCGCGACGGGGTACTACGTCACGAACCCCACCGAGGTCGTCTACTGGGTGCGCGCCGAGGATGCCTCGTGGGAGGCTGAGGCGCCGACGCTGTCCGAGGCCGTGTTGCGCGCCTACGACGCATGGGAGGAGAGCCGTGGCTAGAGTGCGAACACAGAAGGTCAAGTGGTGTTGGGTCGCAACGGAAACCCGCAAGGGATGGCGACTCAAACTGTCCTGCGGATCTCGCGACTATAACCTCTCCGGTCTGCTGATCGCAGATGCAAACAATATCGGGGAGATCACACGCGATGGTCCAACGGTCTACGTGCATTTGAAGGATGGGAAACGCCGTGGCTGAGGTTGAACAGTGTTGGATGAACAAATTCCATCCAACTGAGCCGCAGTGTACGAGACCGGGTACTTGGCTTGACCCAGAAGCGAAGAGCACCGTAGTCGCAGCTATGCGATGGTGCGACCAACACAAGCACGACTACGACGTAGAGGAGAAACGCTGTGGCTGACACCACCACGATCGAATACCGGCTCAAAGAGCTGAACGATGCCGTGGAGAGCCACGCGCGTGCAAAGTCAGCAGCGTCACAGGCCAGGTCCGAGGAGATCGCAGCACTCAACCGTTTGAACGCCGCACAGAAGGCGGTCGATGCCTGGTACGCCGACCTCAAGAAGGCCGCTGACCGAGAGACGGATTGGAAGAAACCATGACTACCTCCACCCAACCCGCAACCGAAGAAGAGCGCCGCGCCTGGGACGACTACTTCAAGTCGGAGATGTTCCGCAGCTACGGCTTCGAGGTGATGGCCGCGGGGGCTGCTGGCAGAATGCTGGCCGAGCGCCGCGTGCGGTTCTCGCTGGAGGTTGCGCGGCGTGGGCCTCTTGAAGAAGAAGCATTTGCTAGAGCCTACGCCCGCGGAAAGGCCGACGGCGCCCGAGAGGAGCGGGAGCTGATCGCTGCGGAACTCGACGTGGCCTTGGACGATCCGTTGGCGAGGATGCGCGTGATCGACATCATCGCCCGCCTACGCGCCACCCCGGAGCCCAAGCCATGACCCTCACCGCATGGCTGTTCTGGGTGGACTCCAACGGCCGGTGCCGCGACCTGCTGCCGGGGTTCATGCGGACGTGGCCGTGGTTCCGCCGCTTCTACTGGTCGGAGGCGGAGATCAAGGCGATCCGCGAGAGCAGCGAGTTCGCGGAGTTCTTCGCTCGCGACGAGGAGACCAAGCCATGACCTACGCTCCGTCGCCAGACACCGACCTCACCTGTGCTGAGTGCGGCAAGGTATTCGTTCCACATGATCGCTGGGTGAGCGCCATTCGACGCATGCCCTCCGGCAAGCAGTACGAGATGAGCGCAACGGTGTCTGTGTACGATCTAGACAGCGAACCCGTTGAGTTCTGTCGAGCTTGCCTGTACGCGCTATTTCGCTGGTCGAAAACGAGGAAGCCATGACCGACCTGGAACTCAGGGCCGAGAAGGTGGCATCCGAGTACTTGGAATGGCTAGATCGGATGGACCCGTCGCTCGACGCCGACATCGACAAGCTGCGCGACGCCTTCTTCGCCTTCACCCGCGCTGAGATCGACCGGGAGCTGGGGGAGCTGGAGCACTTCACCCGCTGTATCGAAGAGTTGGATGGCGACTGCCCACCGCACATCCTCAAGGTGATGGTGGAGGCTGGCCCGGTGAAGAACGCTCGCGCAGCAGTCGTGACCACGAAGCGCGAGATGCTGGAAGAGATCGCCCGACGGCGAGCGGCGTTGAAGGAGCCAGGGCATGGGTGACCTGTCCCCGCACTTCAGTCGCATCGAACTCGAATGTCACCACTGCGGCGCGATGCCGTGGACGCATGACACGCTCTTGAATCTGGAGGGTCTGCGGGTCGCCTACGGCCGACCGATGAAGATCAGCTCAGGCTATCGATGCCCGGATCATCCACGGGAAGCTGCGAAGTGGTCGACGTCTGGCGCGCACACGACGACGGTACCCGGAGAGTACGCGATCGACGTCGTCGTCAGCGGACGCGACGCGGCTGACCTCGTGCGCATCGCGATGGCGATGCTCTGGCCGATCGACCGAGGCGGAATCGGGATCGCTCAGATGGGTGAGGTTGGACGGTTCATCCACATCGACAACGTAGCGCCGCTACTCCCGGGTCGGCCGCGCCCTTGGATCTGGAGTTACTGATGACAGAGCTGGTCGTCAAGGTCGGGAAAGGAATGCGCGTGACGCACGTCGTCCGCGGGCCGTCGACGCTGCACCCGGGGAAGCACGTCTCGATCTGCGGGAGAATCATCGAGAAGATCGACGCCACTGAAACCGTGAACGTATGGATCAATCGGTTCGATCGATGCCACTACTGCCTGGGGAAGGTCAGGTCTAGACGACCTCGACCTCAAGCAGGTGCCAGATGACCGTAAGAGTATTCAAGTTCCCGGACGATTCCCATAAATACGTTACCGATCAGGCGCTCCTCGCGGCGGCGCTCGACTGCGCGAACAGGATCGCGGCAGAGCACGGATATCCGCATGACGTTTCGAAGGGATTCGTCATGGGGAGAATGCTTGCGCTCGGGATCGAGTCTTACCTGCGAGCCGGTGTTCCAAAGGAAAAGCTCCAAGACACCGTTCGCGACCTGATCGCGCACCTCTAGGCGCACTCGACTTCGAGGAGGTGTCCGATCGTCTCGCCAGAGTTGAGCGCGGCGAATACATAAACACGCCACGCCCTCCCGCTATCAGTTCCAACCAGCCGAAGAACAACCTTCGTTCCTGATTTCACTGGCGCGTCTGGGCAGCAGGCCGTATCAGACAAGCCTGTCTCCGGGTTGAATGCCGTTCGACTAACACTTGAGATCGTCCGGATTCCGAGCACATCGGCGAACTCTACAGCGTGCGAGAAGTCCTCGCCTTCAAGAATCGTGATCGCGGTCCTCTTCCTGGCGTCGTACATCACCACCTCACAATGGATTCAGGCTCGTTGTCGGCGATACTCGATGAAGAGATCGTCGCATCTGAAGATTCAACTACATCGCCAGCGGTGCCAGACTGTCGAGCTTCTGCCGCATCTGCCAGCTCAATGTCCCCGATGAACTCGCGCAGGAAGATCCCTGGGGTCATCGATGGGATCCAGTATGGCCTATGGAAATCGGCAATGGCGACGACGAGGATCGAAGCCGTTCGCTGGAAAAATGTTCCCTGAGAGACCTCGACCGAGGCTGCGACCGCGATGTCGGCGATTCGCTCCGCGGACCGGATAGACTCGACCGCCGATGAGGCCGAGATCGAAGCCGTGCGGCCACTCGTGGCATATGAGGCAACGACTGCCGCTGCGTCGACGGCGACTGTTCTGGAAACGCTCCTGGCCGCGTCGATGACCGCAGTCGCACTGATCTGCGCCTGAGGCCCAGCACCTGTAGCAATGGCTGTGATCGACGCGGACGAGCTGATCGATGCGACGCGACCTGCTTCCCTGAGCGCGGAGATTGCGGCGGTCGACGAAGACGATGCAACTCGCCCTATAGTCTGGAGTGCAGCAACAGAGGCTGAAGCGCTGATGGCGCTTACTCTGGAGGCACCTCGATTGGCTTCGATCGTGGCCGTCGCAGAGATGCTCGCGCTGGCAGTCCCGGAGACCGTTGCGGAGATTCCCGCCAGCGCAGTGATGTCCGCCTTCCGGTCGGCTCGACGAATCGTCGTTACGGATGCGGATGACGTCGACGTCGCAACCCGCCCGGCGCTCTTGTTCGCAGTAATGGAAGCTGTGGACGATGATGCCGCGACGAGAACTGATGTCTTTACCGCAGCGACGATCGCCGTAGAGCTGATGGCCGCTACCCTGCTCGCTCCGATCACGCCATTGACGGAACATGCAGCGGATATGGATGCGACTCTATCGGCTCTCCGATTTGCGAGTACGACTGCGGTCGCCGAGATCGTCGCGGTTACGGTCCAGTTCTGAGCGACGGAAACGGAGACTGAAGCTCCAATCGCAGCGACACGGCCAGCACTGCGATTCGCGAGCACGACTGCCGTAGAAGAGATGACCGAAGTTACGTTCCACGTCTTCGCGGCGGAAACATCAACCGTCGCGGCAATCGAGGCGATCCGGTCCGCTCGGCGATTCGCGAGCACGACTGCCGCCGCCGAAACCGTCGCCGTTACATTCCAAGTCTTCGCTGCGGAGACCGAGATCGTCGCCGTAATCGCCGCGACTCTTCCGGTCGACCTGATCGCGGAAATCGAAGCAGTGGACGAGGAAGCCGCGGACTCACCCTTTGTCCGGATCGCCGATGCAGTTGCGGTGGATGAGACGCTCGCGACACGACCCGACACCCGGTATGCGGTGACCGTTGCAGTCGCGCTGATCGCCGCAGCGGAGAATGCCGTTCGACCAGCGACTACTGATGCGGTAGAACTGGAAGCGGCAACACGGCTAGCCGATCGATTCGCGGCTATCGTCGCAGTCGCGCTAATCGTCGCTGAGCACTGGTAAACGACGGGGCCTGTAAATGGCCGGTAGAAGAACTGAGCAGGACGAATCAGTAGGAACGGATCGCCCGCGAGGAGCTGACGCTCGCTATCCGTTAGAACGTCGCGGAAGACATAGGCGACGTTGAGTTGCCATCCGGAATATACGCTGCCCGGGTTTCCAGGATAAACGCCATACCCCAGGACACCACCCGACGAAGACCACCCAGGCTGACCTGTCGGTGACCCCGCGGTCCCGTATGCCGCGTTATCGAGAAGCAGCCGGCCGCCGTTCGTCGCGACGACGCGCTCCGCGTAGAGCGTATGCTCCGCGTTCGATACCGTTGACCCGGCGGCGGCGAGCTGAAGCTCGGACCCCGCGTCATTCGTCGAGCAGGACATCGTCCCGTCTGTGGCGTTCTGGAAAGCCGCGAGGACGGTGTACGGGGCGGTGTCATTCCCGTAGTCGTAGCTGAAGCCGAAGATCAGACCGGAGTTCGCACCGTTACTGTTCTTCCGGCCGTGAATCCACCACGAGAACGGAGACGAGACGCGAAGTGGATGACCAGCAGTAATCGCACTGGAATGCTGTCCGTACCCTCCAGATGAACTCTGCGGTGCGAGACCGCGAGCGGTCGCTACTCTCGTCGGAGTCGTGTATTCAGACTCCGTTGCGGCGAGCGTTCCTCCCGCATTGAGAATGAATGATGGACCCTCACTCTCCCAGAATGGGATCGCGGCGACGAGCTTTTTGAGTAGGTTCTGCGCTTCGACCGGAAGTCGCGCCGGAGACCACGCCCATCGAGGAGGCTTTAGATACTGGTACTCGAACGCTCTCGGCGATCGAATCCGCATCGTCGATGCGTAAACAGAAGCCGTTGACGTCGATGCAGCAACTCGCTCAGCGGTCCTATACGATGCAACAGATACCGTTGCACCAATGCTCGCCGTTCGTGAGTAGACCGTCGGCGCGACATTGATCGCAAATGATCTTGCGATGTACGCAGCGGAAGGACCATAGGTAAACGATCCTCCGCTAACCGTCGTCGAGACCCTGTCCGCTGAATCAATCTGAAGGCTGTGACAGGCGTCAAGACCCGTCGAGGTCGCGTATTCCGCGGCTGCTTCAGTTAGGTCTCCGTTGCTTTCTCCAGTAAAGCTGGAGACCGCAGTACCGCCTACTTGATCGTCTCCGATGTAGACGAAAACGACGGCACGACCTCCGGGGGACGCGGGGGTCGTGATCGACGGCTGAGTGCATGACGTTGCAGCCGCGCTGCTCTGAGTATTGCCGGCCGTAAACGGCGTTGTTTGATGCGCCCCGCTGAACGCATACATTCGGCCGGAGGCGACTGAGCTTGTTCCTGGCGTCGTTACGGTGACGCTTAGGCTTCCGCTTTCTCCGGACCGGATCTTCCAGAAGATCGCGTGCTCATTCTGTTGATTCGGACCTTCGCGAGCGGTGACCTGAGTCCATCCGCTAGGAAGCGTATAGTCGCCGCGATTCCCGGATGCAGAATGCCATCCGATATGGACGATCAGCAGATCGCCGTCGGCGATGCTCGCCGGATAGCCAAGTGATAGGGATGTTCCCGTCGTGGCGTCGCCTGCGCCTGCATTGACGAAGACAATCGCCATGAGTCTCTACCTCGGAACAGCCCTAGAGGTTTACGCCGTCTTTCTTGTATTTGAGCTGCGCGTTATAGGTGTTTGTCGCTCCGCTCGACTTGTAGCTCATCTTGAAATTCGGCCAACCAGTGATCGTAACCGGAGGACCAGGCTCATTGTTCACGTTCGGAGGCGTGTACCGGAACTCCATGATCGGTGCTTGGCTCCAGTTCGATCCGTCATGCGAGACGAGGACGCGAATGTCCAGCGAGTCCGTAACGGTTCCGCTCTGGTTGTCGACCCAGATGACCCCCGCGGCAGTTTCGCCTGGATTCAGCGTCTGCGTTTGGCCTCCAGTGGTCCACGACGTTCCGATGCTCGTCTGCTGCGTTTCTGTCACTTCAGCGGACCAGGCCATCTCTTACTCCTACGTGATCGAGCAGGAAGAAATCACCGAGGAGACCGCCAGGATCCGGACGTCTGGTTTCCCAATCTTCCGGAGCACGGGAGATCGCTTGTATCGCCCTCGCGAGCTTGGATTCCTGGCGGTCCCCTGTGGCTCCCGGCCGCTGATCTCGTAGTGAAAGCCTGGGGATGACGTTACCGCCACGAGAATTGAGACCGAAGCCGTTGCGTTTGCCATGTTCGCCTACGTGATCGTGATCGTGATCGAGCTGGTCGCGAACGTGAGGGATTCCAGGTTGTTGACCTGCGTCGACGTGATGTCGTCGTAGTAGGTCATATTCCCGGCTGCCCTCGTTCCGGAATCAGCGAGCGCCATGTAGGTGCATGCTCCAGACCAGTTCCCGCTTGCCGGACCGAACGTGATTGCTCCTGCACTGTTCGTGATCGACGATCCGGATGCGGACCCGAACTTCTGAGCTGTCGTCATGTCCTGCCTGCCATATCCGTTCGTCGCGTCGCCAGCAGTCATCTCGTCCGTCCAAGCACCCGATGCCGTCGGATCCGCTTTGAGGAGCGCGGCGTAGGTAGTGGTCGGCATCGTGAATGATGCCTTCGAGACGCTGTGATCGAGGAGCTTCTGCTTGAGATACGTGGTCATCGGCATGGTTGCCTCCTTCGTTTATGGACAGGGTTCCATCCGGAATACGCCGCCAGTGCGGCACCGGAACTTCTTTGGATCCGACGGGTACGGCTCACAGTTCAGATACGCGCTCTCAGGGAGCGTCAAGCAGTACCGGCCCAGCGGGGGGAGTTGCGTTGACGCGAAAGGTGCGGGCCTTCGAGATGACCACCGACTCCTTTCCTGCGGCGCTCCGGCTCTTCGCCTGGACCTGACCTGTCGCTCCGCTGCAATGGAGCGCCAGCAGGTTGATCTCCGTTCCCCCTTGAGACACAGGCCGGATCGCATTCCCGGGGTATGAGGCGATGTTGATCGAGCTCCCCGCCTGAGGCGTCCACCAGACATCGACGGTGGTCGGACTCGGGGCTCCGACGTTGTCCGTCGCTCCCCAGCTCACAGGATCGACGTTGTCCGGGCGCGCGACGAACATCGGAGTATCGCCGCAGACAGACTGCGCCTCAGCGACGAAGGACATCCCGAAGAAGAGGATCGCGATCCCGATGGCGAAGATGAAGAACCAGAAGATCTCTTTCGCGACGTGATGGATCATCCGAGCCATGAGAACCCCAGTGCGAGAATGTCGACGATCGATCCGATGAGCCCGCGGGACTTCCGCTGATCGGCCTGGATCGCCTCCTGCGCTGCGAGATGATCGCGAGCCTTCTTGCCTACGCCGCTCAGAATCCCCGTTCCGATCGCGACGGCGCTAGCGGCGAGAACCGGGTTCGCGATCGAGAGCCCCCCGACGAGGACCGTCGCGATCCCGGCGGCCCCGAGGGTCGTCCGGAACGCTCCCGTGAGCGGAGGGCTCGCGGGGCGATCTACCCTCTCAATCGTGGTCGGCTGAGACATCGGTGACCTCCTGATTCTTACAGTATGCCTTAGGCATGCCGGAATTCGGCATGGCACACAGGATCTTGATCCGCTCTGACTCCAGCATGCGCTGCTTCATGATCTGACCGAGCTGCTGCTCCTGCTTCGCGTCGATCCTGGCATTCGTCTCGATCGCCCCCGCGACGTCGTCGGCGATCTGCTGGATCGAGGTCAGGTCCTTTGCGATCGACTCGACGCGCGGCTCCTCCGTGGCGACGTGGTCGTTGACCCTGTCATACCACCGCACGAGGAGAAGGACCCCAGCGGCGACCGCGAGGCCGATCGGCCAGATCCGTCCGACGATCTCCCACTTCTTCGCGTCCATCACGGGCACCTCCTGAGCAGCAGCTCCGTCCGTTCATCCAGCGCAGCGACGTGATGTCCCTGCTCTTCGAGCTTCCGCGCGATCTTCTCGTGGATCGCGTTGTTCTCGGCGAAGCCTGAGTCGATGTTCCGTTGAATCCCTTCGAGCATGGCCTCCGATGCGACTCGCTCGACCCTTACCTCTTCGAATAGAGTATTGGCCTGCTGGATATGATTATCCAGAGATGCCTTGATCCCGTCGATGGGCTGCCGGATCTTGTAGAGGCACCGCGCGATGACCGCCGTGGTCGCGCCGAAGATGATCGCGGCGATCTCGATCGCAGATCGAAGCTCAGCCCAGCCCTCCGGAGGTTCGACCATCTCATTGCCCTTTCGACCCGCCGATCACGCCAACCGGACTGATCGACATCGATGTGTCCGGAGTACCGCCACCTCCGCCACCACCACCCGCCGCTGCGGCTGATCCGTATCCGACCTCCCAGCACGGAACCGGGGCGTCTCCGAGCCGAACGACCATGTTATCCATCGCCCGATATGTGTCTGCAGTGGTTCCGCCTGTTCCGCCGGCTGGCGAGTTCTTGTTCGCATAGGCGTTCCAGATGAACTGGTTGAGCTGCACGAGGGTCAGGTCGTTCGAGGGGACGACCATGTCAACGAGGTTCGGGCTCGCCGCGTCGCTGTTGAGCCACCGCTTGAACGTGAGCGTCTGATTGCCGGAGTTGTAGTTCCAGTCGATCTTCATGCAGTGCCAGTCCCCGAGCGGGGCGTCAGTCGCCTGGACGAACGACAGGTCCGGGATGATGGTCATGTTCCCGGAGTTGTCGCAGGAGCACTGGCCCTTCGTGATCGTCCCAGCGGCGCACGCGGACTTGCAGTCTGCGTAGCCGGTCCCGGAAACGCATCCTGGGTACGTCGTCCGGCTGCCGGAGTGCGTGAACAGGTTGACCTTGAACGGCAGGCCGTGCGACAACGAGCAGGTCGTGTACTCGTCGCCCCCGCAGACGTTCTCGACGTCCGGGTTGCACCTCTGGCCGATGTTCGCGCCGCTCACGCAGATCCCGCCGCCCACGCCACCGGCTCCGTGGAGACTGGTCCAGGCGAGGCTGCACCGGCTGTCAACGTTCGAGCCGGTCGCGAACTCCTCATGCTTGTTCTGATTCGTTCCGGCCCCTGACGTCCAGTAGTTGTCCGCGTAGGCCATCATGACCGTGATCCCAAGACGCTGATATTCCGCTCCGAACCGGATGAGTCCTTTTTTCCCGCTCGTCGCTTCCTCATTTCGGACCGGAGACGCAGGGATGCGCCACCCGATGGACTGCGTCCCGTCCCATACCCCGCGGTTGTCGTTCGTCCCCGGCGTGTCCGGTATCCCAGCCCCGTCCGCGTCGACGTCGAACTCGGATCCAGTCCTAGCAACGAGAACATGAGCGGAGTCATCCTGCACGTTGTAGAGGTTGTCACTCCTGCGTAGCCCAAGGGCTGGACAGTGCGCACCTACTCCGACGTCGCACGAGCACGGAACAAGAGTCGAAGTAATTCCTGGCTCACCCGACTTGTATCCGGCACTGGTGTAATCGGCGCCGTTTCCCTCGTCATCGTGAGTGCGCCTGAAATAGGAGTTGTACCCGAGGTTGCACGTACCAGCTCCGCCCGTCTTATCACTCCAAGGACCATAGTACGGCGCTCCGGCTCCGATCCTTGCCGAGAGGTTGCACGTTCCGCCAACCGGTGAGCAGTCCGAATCAACATTGCACCACCTATTCGGATCCGACGTACACCGACCGGCGTAGTAAAGAGGCGGAGCATCGAAGTCGAAGCTGCGGACATCCCCTCGGATCGGAACACCGTCTCCGTCCCATTTGTCACGGCAGGCTGCATTCGCGCACGTCCTTCCCGTGCTACCTCCAGTGCATGGGACGTCATTCAAAGCGCCATCCGTATTCGCGTAACAGTCCGTCAGGCAATCGACCTGATCCGTGCAGGTATGCGTCACGCCCTCGACCTCGGTCGCCGGACCGATCCAGAATTTCGGATCAACGGGGACCTGCGACTGCATGACGTAGGCGAAGTACGCTTGATCATTCGTCCCGCCGCTTGCCGTGTTCTGGTCGTACCAGTCGAGGAGCCCACCACCCGCCGTCGTTCCGGACCACTTCTGCTGACCGTGAGTGTCCGAACCGCTATTCATACAGCCCTCGGTCTTGTCGCCGCTCACGATGTCGGTCATGCGGAACCGAACGCACAGCTTGTTCGCGGTGAGCGCAGTCCCGCAGCAGTCCATCCCGGTCGTGCTGTGATCGGTGCAGACCTCGACCCGATGCGCGTGGACCTTTAGATCGCTCCACGAGACCTGATTCGCGATGTTCGGCGGGTCCTGCGCGGTCTCGCCCCATACGGTCCCGTTCCCGAAGTCGAGAGCCATCGTCGGGTTCGTTCCGTAGTCCTGCCACTCGATCTGTACGTTCACGTCTCCATCGGTGTCCGATCCGCCCTGACCAGGGCGCACCCACTTGTGCCTGTAGAGATCGTGGTTGTTCGGAGCTGCGTAGTCAGAGGCGAAGCTCGCGTAGTACCGTCCGCAAACGGTGCAGTTCGAGCAGGTGACCGAATCCGCCCAAAGCGAGATCCCAGCGTTCGCTCCATTTCCACTCTGATCGATCTTTGCCACATAGTTCGTCGACGGAAGAACGCCGAACGCCGGTGCGGTCCCCATCGCGCTCGCTTGGACCATCGCCGCGGCACCGGAGTCTGCGACGTCGAATCCTGAGCACTCCTTCGCATCTGAGGAATTGTTGAGGTCAAAGTTTCCGGACGTGATCGACTGGTTCGAGTTCATCGACTCCGCGCAGACGCATCCAGATCCGAGGCCGTCACAGCGGTTCTCGCCGTTCGCGTCGTCGTTGTCGCCTGCGACCCCGAGGAATGGGATCGCAAGGCTAATTGCGAGTGCCGTGAACCTGAATTTCCAGCTCATTGCAGTCCCCTGGACTCCCCTCGGAGGTCGCCGTGACGATGTAGCTGATCTTGTCCCCTGCGCTAAACGTCTGCGAGATCGAACTCGACACCCCGGTCGTATCGCATACGAGAGATGCGAGTTGCGTGGTGCAATTGTCATCGTCGATGTCTTCTCCGAGGCAGACCTTCGCTGTTGCGCTCGTGCAACCGGCGACGCCGTAGGCTTCGCAGTCGACTCGGAGCATCTTCCCCGCCCAGCGCGGGAGACGAAGCACTCCCTCCGCGGACATCTCATCCCCGGAACTCGTCGGGTTCGCGATGGTGAGGTGGGTGATCTCGATCAGCTCGCCTTCGTTCCGGATCGAAATTTCCTGGTCATTCGATCCGTCGTCGCAGACGATCCTGGGGACCGCGCAGTTCGCTCCCGCTCCTGCGCCCGTACAGCAAGCACGCGGGACACCGGCCGCGATGCAATCGCTCGCGTCATCGACAGCGCCGATCAGGCACTCATCCGGCTGAAGCGAGGTTGCATCCATCGGGTTTGTGTTCCGTCGAACCGGAACGCCACGGTCTGAAGTCGTCCCCCAGTATGAAGCCGTGTACGTCTTACCGGTCACGCCACCGATACAGGAGGCGAACGTCCCGTCCGCAGCGAGGTCGTTGCAGGCGCACTGGAACTCTCCGGTCGGACAGAGCGTGACCCCTCCTGGCATATGAGCCGTCGCTCCCTCGGCTACCGTGAAGTCGAACTCGACTCCGGCTACCGACGTGTTCGTGTCCACGCCCTTCGCAACCCTGGGTGAGATGGTCTCGTTCGCGTTACTGCACTGGATCTCATTCGATGCGTTGATCGTGAGCGGCATGCGCAGCGAATCGACCGTACCCGTCGAGCAGGCTTGAGAGCGCCAGAGCAGGTCTACGTTCCCGGTATAGTTGGAATACCCCTTGAGGCCCGTGTACTGCGTATTGTCTGAGTCGTAGAACCGAACAGCTCGCTGATTCAAGAAGCCCAGCTCCGTCCCGTTCGTCATCTGCATGACGCCGTCTGACGGGAAAGAGAACCTGACATCAGTCGCTCCAGTGTCGAACCGAAGCGCGGAGAACGGCGCGTCTCCGTTGAAGTCTCCGAGTGTAAGAGAGGTGATGCTCGAAGGAGCGAACGCGAACGTGAACGTTGTGTAGGACCCCGGAATCGGAACAGACGTCACCGATAGACCGCTTCCAGCAACGAGGTTTACACCCTGCTCACCTGGCTGGTAGGTGTTCTGAATGTAGACGCGATCAGTCGTTGGGTACTTCCAGGCCCCCGTGTATCCAGTGGGAGGCGTTAGCGTCGCGCCGTTCATCGGGACGAGACCGGATACATCGACGTTCGGCTGGACGCATGACCCTGTCCCTGCGCCAGTGCAGCACGGCCACGGGACTCCGTTCGCGGTGCACTTCGAGATCCCCCAGGCTCCGGCGAAGTTAGTGTTTGCATCAGCGATCGTCCCCCTCAGGGAGATCTGTGAGACCGCCTTCACGTCGAGGAGCTTGTGCGCAGATGGACCGAAGCAAACATCCCCGTAATAGGTGAACAGTCCGGTGTAGTTGAACATCCCGAACCACTCGTCCGACGAATCAGCGGATACGACGGACGGCGAGTCGCACGTCAGGGCTCCTCCTCCATCTGGGTCCTCGCAGCAGATTTGCCGATTATCCGATCGAGTCCCTCCGCCAAGAATGAGCGGCATGTCGTCGGCCGTGTTCCCGTGGATATACCCGGCATCGACGGTCCATCCGCCAACCCAAGTCACCACGTTCGCGATGGTATTCCCCTCCGAAATGAGCCTCCCGAAATGGAGCGCATTCTCCGCCGCGTACGCGGAAACGTATTCGTTCGCCCGAGTTCCGGAGCACGTTCCGCTCTCGCAATCGCTGGCAACGGCAAGCCCTCCGCCGTACTCGGTCATATCCGAAATCCCGACGAGGTTCGTTCCGGCGTATACTGGATTCTCGAAGCTCACTCCGCCGCCACCAGGGACGAGCATCCCCACTCCGCAGGAAGAAACGCGGATCTTCGGCATCGAAGATGAGAAGTACCACTGCGCATAGAATCCGATGTCATCGTGGTCGTTCGACGTACCACCGCAATTCAGCTCCATCGAGAAGTCGTTCGTGTTCATTTGCGTCGCCCCAGAGAACGCGACCGGGTTGAACGTCTTCGTCGAGTATCCAGTGATCGTGACCGGGAACGGAATTCGACCAGACTGCCAGGAGTCCGTGAGGTCGGTCCCGAACGAGCGGAAGTTCCCGACGACCTCGACGCTCCCCGAAATCTCTCCGTCGGCATCAGTATCCGGCGCGGCGTTCTTCCACCCGCAGATGTCGCGCGCGCCAAAGGAGATGAGACGCGATAGGGAATCCTGAGCGGTCTCCACGGCGTCGATCTCCAGATCGACCATGATGATCCTCAGTCTTCCAGCGGCAAGGTCTCGCGTGCAGTCGATCTCGGGGAGTCCGTTCCCATCCAGCGTGTTCGTCGTCGGCGCGATCAAGACACCGACGCGGGTCTTGTCTGACGTCCCGTATCCCTTCATGTTGTTGAGCGTCCAGCTCGACTGACCCGTCCAGATCACCGTACGCCACGAATCCGTCGGCGTGGCCTTTGTATACGGATGGATGCTCTTCGCTAGAGCCGCCATTCCCTGGGCCTGGTTCATAGTGCTGATATCGACGACGGCATCGACGTTGACCATATCGATCACCCAATCGCCGAGGTCGGGATCGACCGTGTCGTCGTTGCAGTTCTGATTGATGTAGAACGCGGTTTGACCAGGAACCTTCTCGATGCACCCGCCTGTGCCGAGCTGAAGCCGATCCGTCTTGAGCTGCGTGGACGTCCCGAGATCGAGCACGTCGCCGCCGTAAGACGACCCAGCAAGCCCGCCGGCCTCGCTCGCTCCGGCCCTGTAGAGGAGCTGAGTCCCAGTTGCACTGATCGACGCGCCGCCTCCGCCGCCGGAGAACGCGGTCCAGTCCTTCGTCGCGACGTCCTCGCAGTAGTAAGCGACGTCCGTGAGCGTATCGATCCGGCAGAGCCCGGAGATCCCGTTGCATGTAGTCGATCCGTCCACGGGAGGACCCGACTGGAGCAGGCAGAATCCGCCCACGGGGATCGTGAGCTGTCCGATCTCCCTCGGCTGCACCGAGATCAACTGTTCCCCGTCGATCGAGTTCGGCTCGAAGGTCGCGGGGGACGCGACTCGCGCGATCAGAGCGAGCAGGAAGACCGGGACGAGAAGATAAATGAAGGCTCGCATTTCTAATACCTCTGAGCGGCCGGGATGGAGACCGCAGCAACGGCAAGATTTGTCACCCCGTCCAGGTAGGTCACCTGAACGCGACCCGTACCGTCGTTGAACCACTTCGGCGGGACCGCCTTGCAGATGGCGATGGTTCCTGCGGTGATCGTCACGTCGAGATCCGGCGCGGAGATGAACGGGTCCGTCGGCTGCGTTTGCGCCTCGAACCGCACCCTGAGATCGCCGCCGGACGTATTCCAGCACATCAGGTGCTCTTCCCCGGTGTTCGAGAACGAGTCCCCGGTGATCGTTGCGTTCGACCATGTAATCGGGGTCTGGAGCTGCTGGATCGTCAGGACCGCCATTACGGACTCACTTTCACGAAGCCGGAGTCGTTGAAGAGTGTCCCCGACGCTCCGGCGCTCGTCGGCAGATCGAAATGCGTTCCCTGCGTCATCTCGTACAGGGTCGTGTCGATTTTCTGAAGCGCCAGTGAGAGCACCGTCGCGGAGTCGATATCCCCGAGCGCGACGAGTGGGATCCCGAACGAGACCGTGTAGTCCTGCGTGATCGAGTATGGAACTTCGTCATAGTCCGCGTCGGTCCAAGGAGCGGTGAGCACGAGCTTGTCCGTTGCCGAAAGCGTCTGGACGATGTACGGGACGCCGATCCCGCTGACGTGGAAGTACGTCGGATTGGGTCCGACCGATCCGGAGGTCCAGTTGCCAGGAGTTCCTGGTCCGAGCTGCGAGACCGTGATCGATGCAACGGCCCCGCTGATGACCGTCCCGACCGCTGGCAGAACTCCGCTCGTCCGGTAGATCCTGGCGTGCCGAAGCACCGGCTCATAGGACAGGAAGAACCCGGTCCCGTCCGCGCCCCAAGTGATCGCCTCTCCGACGACGAGCGCGCAGGACGGAACGACGAGCGTCCAGACGTGGAAGACCGTCGCGCTTCCATTCCTGACGACTGCGGTCCCGTTCTGTAGTGCGCTCATCGCCTACCTCTTGGCCTGCTCGATCAGGAGGACTCCGTCAGGAGAAAGAGTGATCGTTCCGTTCGAGTTAGCGCGAGATGCCTCAACGATATACGTCGCGGATTGATTGACCGCCGGAGATTCATCAATCCAGATGAACGTGCTCGTGGTTTTGACAAGCGTAGAATTCGGTCCGGCGAACCATCTTGTTCCACCGAGCTGATCAGAAGATCCGCCAATCTCTCGCATAATGCGAAGCAACCCAGTCTGGATGATTTCTCTTTCGAGCGAGTTGTAATGGTTGATCTGCACGGTGATCTTCAACTTTGTTTCTATATTAGCCACGGTGATCGTTGCGCGACCGACCTCGCGATATACAGGAGCAGCGTAGTTCCCAGTATTGTCCATTGTGAGCGTCGAAGCGGGGATCTCCAGCGTTGCGATTTCCGTGACTGCGCCAGGCTGAATGTCCGTCGTAGAAATGAGCTGCGATACCGGAACCAGCCCCGCAGTCGTCACGTTCAGGACCGACGCATCGATCTCGCCCGTGATCGGGTTGAACGCGAACTCGTCGAACGCCGCGCACCGGATGTATGGGTTCAGATACGGAGTCCGCACGGAGACCGGGAGCGTGCTCGCGCGGACGACTTCCGCGGCGGCAGTGAGCGGCACCGTCGGAGTCTGGGAGGACCAGACCACGATCCCGGCAAAGTCAGGATCCGTCGGCGGTGCGACCTCCAGCAAAAACCCTCCGATGTTCGGAGTATAGACCGGGGAAAGCATCGCGGGGGCCTCATTGCGGACCGCCGTCTCCGCCCAAGGTCCCGTCCCCTTCGTCGTGTCGCGGAAGGCGACCCGGAAGCGGAACTCACGCCGCAGCGGCCCCGGGTCCTCCTGCTGCATCGAAAGCGTATATGCGAAGCCCGGGGTCTGAACCGACTGCTCTCGGACCACCTGACCCGTCTGCGCGTCGAGGACTTGGCAGACGTACTGGAGTGAGGCAGCCCCGACGAGCGATGCCGCCTCGCCGAGGTTCTGGATCGTGTCTCGACCGTCGGCATGAGCCAGACGCCAGGTGAAATGCGCATCCCGACCTCGGAACACGGTGAGATCAGAGCCGTTGACCAGCCCGAGGCCCACGATCCTGTAGTCGAGGACGTCGATGTCGACGTCATCCGGCATATCGTGGAAGGTCGAGACCCATGAGGAGTAGGTCCCCAGTCCAGAAGCCGTGCGAACGCGGATCTCGTATCGCGCCCCGGTGGTCAGCCAGTCGACCGACAGGAGCGATGCGTCCGCCGGCCGCGTCGGCATCGAGATCCACTGCCCTCCCTGCGCGCGCACCTGACCGTGAATCCAGATCGCCTCTACCTGCTCCGGCGACTGAGACTCGATCGATACCGGGATGAACAGCGTGTCGTTCTGGACGAACGGAGCACCGAGGATCGGCGCGGGGGGGCGCGCGTATCGCGACTGCTTGATGGAGGTCGAGAACGCGGGGATCGCCCCGCCCACGTTGAAGACGTCCTCCGAGTAGTCGGTGAAGGTCACGATCGCGGAGGCGTCTGCGCTAGGCTGAATCGAGAGGACGATCGCGTCGATGACCTCTTCCCCGAAGAGGCCGAACGCCAAGAGCTGCCCGACCTGAACGACCTGCTCATCCGCGAGGTTTGTCGGGATCGGGATCGTCGGCGTGATGGTCTTCGACTTCACCGGGGCCAGCGTCGCGGGGTTCGTCACCGAGTACGCGGGAGCAGAGATCGTCCCGCCCGTGTCGAGTGTGCGGATCGTGATCCCGTAGCTCTCTCCTGGGACGTACATGACCTCGGTGTCGAGGTCGATGCTCGTGACGTGGTTCGATCCGTTGACCGCGATCGAATCGATCCGGCCCCACTCGACGTCGCCGAGGAGAACATCGTCCGAGAGCTTGACGCGATCCCCTCGCTCGAACCCCAGGTATTCCCAGTCCATCGTTCGCTGATAGCGGCCAGTGCGGAGCGCAGCGACACGGATGTGATAGTCGGCGAGCTTCCAGACCTGATCCGACGTCGTAACGCCGAAGAACTGGAGATCCTCGAAGACGCGAGCGGTCGTCTCGTCATAGCCTTGCGCGTAGACGACCCGCTCATCCTGCTCCCAGTCCTTGTCCGCGTTCAGGAAGCGGACGCGGAACGCATGAGGCTGATCGATGAACGAGAATGTTCCTTGCGTCCCCGAGCTGTTTCGCGGCGTGACCAGCCCGACTGCGAACTGCGGCTTATCGATCACGACGGAGTGCAAGCCATCTCGGACGATGTACGTGGAGCGCGCAGAAGCGAGGACGTCACGGATCGCGCCAGCCACCGTCGACTGGAAGTCGAACACTCCATCGAAGCGCCAGGAATACTGACCCGACAGAGGCTCGCAGAAGTCCGCGAACTCAACGATGCGCTGAACATCGATCCGATTGTCGGAGATCGGCCTGCGCGTCGCGCTCCCGCGAAGGATGTCCGCATAGATCCACGCCGGATTGCTCGTCGGCTGCGGTGAGGTCCACGCGCCGCCCTGGTACTTCCTGAGCTTCGACGTCACGATCCCAGAGAGCTGATCGAGCGCGCCGTTGAGCTGATTCGATGCCTTGATCCGAACCGCGAGCAGCGAGATCCAAGACTTCGGCACTGGGTCAGTCGTGGGCTTGATCGACCGGATGCGCTGCCAGACTGCCGTCCCGAGCTTCGTCCCGCTCCCGGGGTACGTCCTGAATTTCCGGATCTGAACATCCCACTCACCGACCGCACCAGCGTCGATCTCGATTCCTGCGAGCTGATTCCCCTCACGCAGCGTGTACCATCGCCAGCGTGTGTAGTCGGCCGTCTGCTCCAAGACCTCGAACAGACCCCAGCGGCCATTCGGGAGATCGCCGTACAGACGGGTGTCGATGCTCGGAGCGAACCAGTTCCCAGGCTGACCCACGCCGTTTCCCCAGTCGACACCGATCTGAGTCGCCCGACGGATGCGCACCTCGAAGTCGAGCCAGAGCGGATGCGTATGACCCGTTCCGGTCTTCAGCACGATCCCCGTCGGGAACGAGAAGTCGCATTCCATGAACTGAACGAGCGGAGCGCTCCTCGCAATCGGAGCGCCCGCCCAGTCCTGAGGCTCGACCCAGTTGTCATCGTTCTGGCCTGCAACGTAGAACTGCCGACCGACCTCGGTCTCGGTCACGTCCTGCGTGAAGACATCCAGACCTCGTGTCGCAACCGATCGGCTGCCGGTCGCGACATCGACGTCCCAGATGATCCCGTCACCGTCGTCGACCTGAACCGTGACGTCGGAATACTCAGAGAGCGCAATGTCCCCAATCCGCAGCGACGTGAGATCGAATTGAACGGGGCCGTAGCCGGCCGTGAACAGGCCGAAGAAGAACTGCTCTCCGTTGAACGTCCGCCGGTACGGGACTGCCGCGTACGGGAATCGAATCCGCTGAGTCCCGTATACCCTCCAGACCGGCTGATAGCGGAGGATCGAGTTCGGCGCACCATTGATCGTCGGGGAGTCTGCGGGCGATGCGGTTCTCCGGCCGAGATCGTTCGACGGAGTCGGAACCAGCGCGCGCAGACCTGCGCCAATTCCGTAGGCGATTCCGCCACTCATCCCAGCTCCGACGATGAACGTCGCGAGCCCAGAGAAGAGCCCATACCCACCGACGAATCCAGCGACGGATGACCCAGCACCGATCGCCACGCCTTCAAGTCCAGCGGGGGCGAGAGCGACACCGACGTTCGCAAGGAACGTCCCAATCGCCGCGGCGGCTTCCGCCGCGTACGACGCGATCGCCGTCATGACCGCAATCACCGTCGCCGGGTCCTGCGGGATGCGACGAATGAGGACTGGAGCATCGGCTGGGATCGGATCGTCCCATCGATCGGGCGTGATCGCTCGGTCGCCAGCGACGACGCGCACCCCAGGCGGAGCGAGGCCGGTGAGGCCCGCTTGCGCGATGGCTTCGCGGAATGTGGATCCGTCGGGGAGATCGATGCTCTCCCTCGATCCGCCCACGAAGCGCCGGACTACGTGGACGGTGACCACCGGTAGAACCCCTCGATGCGTGGCCTCCACTTGCGAAGCGACTCCAGTCTGACCCCTGCTCCTCGCCTCGTGTGAAGCATGTAATCGGGATCGACGAAGACCCCGACGTGAACCGGATGCCCGAGGATCCGAAGCAGGACGATGTCCCCGCGGAACGGGTACTCGACATGAGTCCAGTGCGACGCCTCGCGAAAGATGAGCTTCTCCGTCTCCTTCTTTTCGCGGACGTCGTACTCGCCGACGTAGCTCGGGAGATCGATCGCGAACGACCGCGCGTAGATGATCCGAACAAGCCCCCAGCAGTCGAGACCGACGCTCGGATCCCGACCACCCTCGACGTAGGGCGCGCGAAGGATCTCGATCGGAAGGTCGAGTTCGACGGCTTGAGGCATCAGAACAATCCCGGGAAATCCGCGGGCGAAAACATGTCACCCGGGAATCGTTGATTCAGCACGTCCTCGAAAGTCAGGTCCGCGGAAATGGTAACCGGCGTCCATTGCGTGGAGTACCAGCGGAAGTCGATCGGCCCGACCTCGATGATGTCCGTGGACGATGCCAGGACCATCTCAATCGAGACCGTCGGCGGAGAGTTCAGTTCACCGATCGCCGAGAGGATTGTCCGGTCGACGTTGTCGAGGATGAGCTTCCCGACCGGAGCCGTGTTCGGCTCTTCGACCGGGAGGACGATCTGAAACGGGTACGCGATGAACAGTCGGCCCTGAGACGTGACGTTCTCCGTGTTCGCGACGACGCGGATCGGGTCTGGTAGCAGATCGTGATCGATGCTCATCAACGTCAGCAGGACATCCCCGCTCTCGCGAGAGAACAGAGCTTGCTTCGCTGCGGCTGTGAGGTTGATGCGAGGCACTACAGAATCTCCACGAGAAGCTGAGCGGAGTAGACTCGATCCTGGGCTTCGCCTGGGACGACCATCGAGAACGCCGGAAAGCCGCCGACGATCCGGCAAGTGATCTGCGCGTCGGTCCTCGGATGCTCCCAGGTAAACGACCCGACGCCGCCGGCCAGATCCGTCTCCCAGAAATCGACGAACTCACGAAGCTGCTTCGACGTGAAGTGCAGCGAGACCGAGAACGCTTCGATCGCCTTCGTGCTCCGCCTGCGAACCTTCTGCGGACCGACATCCATCGACGTGCGAATGATCGTATCGTTTCGCGACATCTCGATGAGGTCAGACTGCTTCGGCAGTGAGGACCGCCACGCAGGCATCAGAACCCCCTCCTCGATGCGCCGTATTTCCGCTCCATCGCTTGCGCGATTGATCCGCCACGCTCCAGGTTCTCGACGACGAGGTCACCGACCATGATCCGCAGGGTATGAGGATCGGTTGCGCCTCCGCGCTTCCGATCGACGGAGACCTTCTCACCGGTAGAGTTGAAGACCTGCACCACCGTCCCTGACGAACTGCTGCGCGCGCCAGACAGCGGAATGACCGCCTCCGGTCCTCGCTCCCCGAGCGCGAAGATCCCTGGGCGCGTCACGACCCCGCCGCTTGCGAGACCTGGGATCGTGATGCCTGCGGCTCCAGCGACCTTTCCAATCCCTAGCTTCGCGAGTTCTAGCGCGACCCTCGTCATCTCCTCGATCACGACCTCGACGAATTCCTCGATGAACGCTTTACCGAGCGACTTGAATGCGTCCTCTCCGGTGCGTACCCATTCTCCGAAAGCATCGGCGACCTGCTGGTCGAAGTCCTCGAATGACTTCGACAAGCGATCGAAGAGCGTCGGATTCTCCGCAGCCTGTTGCTTCTCGGCCTGCTTTACCGCCGTCTTCTCGACGACTCCAAGCAGCTCCTTCGCTCGCTTCAGCTCTTCCTCGGAGAGGCTTCCGGCCTCATGCATGGCTTCGAGCTGCTGCTCGCGAATGTCGAATTCCTTCTCGACCGCGAGGACGTATTCCTTCTGAGCAGCGAGCGCATCGATCTCCAGCTTTACGATGTCATCCAGAGCTTCTCGCCTATTATCGTCGGCTTGCTTCGCGGCATCGGCTTGTCGCTCGATGTCTCGAAGAATCGCCTGACCTCTCTGCTTCCTCTCCTTCTCCATCTCGTCGGCGAGCTTGGATTGACCTTCCTTGTCGATGATCCCGCCTGTCCCTCCGATCTTACCGGCGGGGGGCGGTGGAGATCCTGGCCCCTCAAGCTCCGCTCGCATCGCGGCGGCTTGCTGCATCTGCTCATTGAGCAGCGCATTCTCTCGAATGAAACGCTCACGAAGAGATTTCAGCCTCTCCTGCGCTCCGACGGATGCAATCCCGGTCGTTGTCTTCGCCGCCTTCTCTGCGCGCGCCAGCTCCTCTGATAGATCCCTGAGAATCTTTCCGTTCCGAGCGATGAGCTTCTCGAACTCTTCGAGCTTCTCCTGCTTCGATACTGTGAAGCCATCCACTAGACTCGCTAGTCCGTTGACGGCCTTGAGTGCTGCGTCGGCGAACTTCAGAAGAGAGTCCGCGTTATCGGTCAGAAACCGCTGGAACTTCGCCTTCAGCGCATCGTTGAACAGCTCCATCTTGTCGCCGAACTGTTCGAGCTTCTGGATGCCGTTGTCATCCAGCGCAATCCCGTATTCCTTGGCGAGCGCGATGTTCTTCTGCCACTCGCGCGCTTGGTCCTTGAACAGGTTGACCTGGCGCTCCGACCCCCTTCCGAAAACGATCTGCGACTTCGCCGCCTGATCCGACGAGTTCGCGAGGTTCGCGACCGCGACGCCGAGCTTCTCGAACAGCGCAGCGGGGTTTTGCAGGTCGATCCTATTCAGCGTTAGACCGATGATCCCGAAGGCGTCCTTGACCTGGTTCAGACCTCCGAGTTCCTTGGACGCCGCACGGAGCGCGAACCGGAGTGATGTGTCGAACTCCCCGACGCTGATCCCCGCGAGCTTCGCGGCCTCGCGCATCTCTTGAAGCGCGACTGTGCCGACCCCCAAAGCGTCGGCAGTGTCCTTGATATCCGATGCGGTCTGGACTGTAGTCCTTGCGAACTGAACCAGTTGGCGGGTGACCAGACCGACAGAGATCCCAGCAAACGCCTTTGCGAATACAGAACCGACCGCAGAGAACGACTTCTCGATTGATGTCGCTGTTCGCCTCGTCTGCGATTCGACTCCTTCGAGCGACTTCAAAACAGAGGCGTTCGCCTTGCGAAGGTCCGCATCGAGCGTGTCGAATTTGACGCGCAGCTCGACGAAGGCTTCCTCGATCGTCGTACTCACTGGAACTTTTCCTCGATCACGCGGATTCGTTCCTCGGCTTCGAGGCGCTTCTTCTCGGCCTCTTCGGGCGTGAAGGTCACGACGTCAGGGCTGGATGCTCGATCTCCACTACCGGTTCCGATGACGAACTCTGCGTACCCTCGGACGTAACAGAAGAACTCCGCCGGCGTGGTGCGCCACCAGAAGTCATGAGGTGCAATGCCGAGTACGGCAGCGGCGAAACGCTGCGCACTGGCCCAGGTCCAAGGTCGACCGGGCCTTTTCCCTCGGCCGCTTCTGGCGTCTCCTCAGTGGCTTTGTCTTCGGCTTCGTCGTCCGGTTCCCCGCGCAGAACCGCCATGAGCGCCTCATTCACAGGGCCGAACAAGGACGGGAACGGAATCGGAATCCATTCGAGGTGCTCCCGGAGAACACTGAGAGGAAGATCCCTGAATCGGAGGTCGTGCAGCATTCCACCCCAGACGAAGATCGCGACCGTCTCAGCCGACAGGCTCGAAACGATCTCGTGGATCTTCGTCAGTCCGTCGTCTCTTCCGAGTTCCTTCGAGATCCGACGGAGCGGAGCGAGCGGGTAGCGCAGAACGACGGTTCCGAAGTCTCCGCCGAGATTGAGTTTCGCCGTATCGCGATCAGCGACCATCAGTCCACCTCATCAGTAGAGCTTGATCGGATCGCCGGTGACCTGGAACGTCCCCGACCACGTCGAACTTCCCTCCTCGGGGAAGTTCTTCGAGAGCGCAGTGCAGACGACCTTGTATTTCCAGCGATCGATTCCCTCACCGCGCTCCAGAGCGATCATGTCCGATCGATCTCGGAATGCGCTCTCCACCAGCTCCTGCCCTGTGTCGCCGTAGAGCGCGAGCGCATCGCAGGTAATCGTCGTAGAGATCGAACTCGCGAGGACGATCTTCGACGCGGAGAGCTTGTGACCGATCTCCGTCGTCGATGCGCTGTGAGCGATGGAGAGCCCGGTCTGCTCGCCGATCGCGCGTGGAGTGTTGTTCGCGTCGTAAACGTAGAAGATGACTTCTCGGCCTGGGGTCGGCATGGTGCCTCCTTGAATGAGTGTTGATGGACGGAGGAACTACCGCTCTTCGAGGTTCCAGGCAGAGACCTTGATGTCAGCGAAGTTCGCATCGAGGTCGTAGCTGATGACGCCGTTCGCTGCGTAGTCGATCCCTGGCGGGTAGACGAGCGCCTGACCACCCGCACCCGATGCAGGAATGGTGACGGTGATGTCGTTGAGCTGCACGATCCCGTGCGATCCTGCGCGGAACTGCGTCTTCGCCTTCTTGATTGTCGCGACGCTCCCAGCGACGTTGCTGCTCAGGAACAAGATCGCGGTCTTTCCTGCGCAGTTCGTGATTGTGTGACCGGTGGTCTGGCTGTGGGTCGTCGCCTGACCGGCGACCTCGGTCTGACCTGCGTCCGTGGTTCCGATAACGGTGGTGCTTGCGGGCATTAGCTTCGAGCCTCCTGAAGCCAGACCCTGACCTGTAGGGTGCGGCCGTATGCGTCGCCTTCGTTCGCGTTCCGCGGACCATCCACGACTCGCGAGCTGACGACATCGTAACCATGAACATCGAGCGCCCCGTTGTGGAGCAGATCGCATACGCGCTCGGCGATCTTGTCGACCGCTGCCTCGTCCCCATTCCGCTCCGCAAGGACAATGACCTCGCGTGTGATCAACCGACCTCGCGTGAGCTTCGTGTCGCGAGGCTCTTCGCCCAGCGTCACGCCGACCTGAACGCAAGGAAGCTCGGCTCTCTCGGGCGGCTCTCCGTAGAACACAGCCGGAGATCCGTTGAACGTCGTGAGCATTCCAGCCAGGCGCTCATCCCTCGCCAGTCGATCATGGATTGCCTTCGGCAGCTCTGCGCCCATCACCGGCCAGACCCTCCTCGCAGGATCGATGCGATCCGCTTGATCGAGTCACGGAACGAAGGCCGCAGGTACGGTCGAGGATCGAGGTTTCTCGGCGCATACCCGAACTCCAGCGCCCTCGCGTACTCGACGTTCGACCCGACGCGGCCGACGATGAAGTCTCCCGCGCGCGTGACGTCGCCCTTGATGGACTGCCTCAGCCGACCTGTGAGGACGTGCGGCGGCTCGAACGGACGCGATGGATCGAGGCCGATCAGGCGACCGCTCTTCGTCCTCCGCACGGGCTGACCCGTCGAAATGAGGCGCTTCACGCGCCCCTCCAGCTCGACCATCGCGATGAACATGCGCCGCTCCAGACGGTCCTTTAGACCCGCCTGGAACTCGCGACTGTGGCTGACGATGAACGCCATCAGACCCTCTGCACCTCGTAGGCGAGCGCAGTCATGTGGTGGTCTGGGATGCTCGGCCGCTCGATATCGACGACGGAGAGCAGCATCCGGACCGGAGTGAGGATTTCCAGCTCGTCCCCACGACGGATGTCCGCGCCTGCTGCGGCGTAGACCTTGTGCGTGACGAGCGCCCCTCGGATCCCACCGATGGTCGCCTCGCGCGCGCCCGCGGGAGTGATCCGGATCGCAGCGGTCCCGACGATCGTCGGCTTCGTCCGACGTGCTCCACCCGCCGGCAGACGGACCTCGCCCATCGACCGATACACCGTCGCGGATCGATTCAGCAGTGCAGCAGGAAGAGGCATCCGTCCCTCATACGTACATCACGGAAATGGGTCCGATCTTCACTCTCGGCCCGATCTGATCGAGCATCCGAGTGACGGCCTCCCGATCGGCGTCCTCTCTGGAGATCGCGACGCGAAGAGAAAGCTCGCCGTCCTTGTGAACGAGTGACGCGACGACGCCGGATCGATCCGGTCGATCCTCATCTGCGCCGAAACCGAGCAGCCACCCGCATCGGTATTCACGGCACTCCCGAGGACGGTAAACATAGATCGAGCAGCCGATTCCCGAAGCCTGGTGCGGACACTTCTCGCCCCTGGGTTTCCCCAGTTCTTTGATGCTGAGCACTTCACAGCACACCTGACAGTGCCCGCACGTTCGTCCTGGCTTCGGGATCGGCTGCATGACCCTATGCGCGGTTGATCGCGTCGATCAGCGCGCGGCGAGCGACGTCACGCTGCTGACTCGCGAGGTTGCTGGCATCGGTCGCGGCGTCCGCAGCGGCCTTCGCTGCGGCCATCTCCGCGGCCAGTCGGGTCGCGTCGTCGCGCTTGGCCAGGAAGTCGTCGAGCATCGTCTTCAGGTCATCCATTTTTTCAGGCTCCAAGGTAAGGGGTACGACGAACACTGCGAAGAAGCGGACGCACCAGAGGCGCAATGACCTCCGCGCCGCCCTGCACAGGCTGATAGCTTGCTGCCCAGTCACCGATCCGCTCGCTGAGCTTGACCTGTCCGGTCGTGTAGAAGGAGAGGTTCGAGTAGATCCCCGCCGCCTGAGCGAGCACGGCGCTCTTCACTGCGGCCGGGAGGGGCGTACCGTCGTCGGGGTCGGCGACCCAGCCGACGTCGGCGACCATCTCGATTTTGCTTCCCGGCGTGAAGGTCGAGGTCACGCCGTCGTCCCATCGGATGGACCAGTAGTCGCGGATGACGATATCCCCAGTTCGGTCGACGCCGTCGATCGTGACGGTCGTGAGCAGGACCAGCGGCCCGGTCGGAACTTCGATCGCCTGCTCGGTTGGGTAGATTTCGCCCTTCCGAATGTAGAAACGGACTGAGAGGTCTTCTCGCAGGGCGAGGCCGAGACCGTCCTTCTCGACGATCCCGACCTCGCTTGCGATCTGGATCTCCGCCATGTCGAGCGCGGCTTGCGCCTGCTCGGCATTGAGTGCTGCACCTCCCATGAAGGAGGTCAGCTCGGCGGTGGTGACGATCGAAATCAGAGCACCCAGGCCACGAATGCGACCGCGGTCCCCAGCGACTTCACGCTGATGTTCGTCGCGTCGGAGGCCGCGCTGGTGTAGACCGTATCAGTAGCGGCGACCGGCTCGATGAGCACCTGGATCGGAGTCCTTCCGAGACCGTGCGCGTGCGTCGTCTGAGTTCCGGCGACCGCGTGGCTCGTCCCGGTGATCCGCTTCCACGAGTAGCGGCTCTTCTTCCAGGGCTTCTGACGGCTGCCCGGTACCGGGCGGCCGCGGATCAAAAAGCTCGGGATCGCTGACATGACTTAGCTCCTGTGGAAGCACCCGGTCTTCCCGCTTGACGTCCATCGTGATGACCCGCATCGCGCGCGCGCCGGGTCGCAGCGCAGACCGATGCAGGAATCTTTCCGGGTCCGTCTCGAATACGCCGACCCGATACGCTTCGATCACGCACACCGGCAAGTCTCTGACCTCGTATCGGCGCATGCGTCCTGCACCGACGAGGATCGATTTCTTTCCGATGAGCTGAGCGAGCATCGAAACCTCGATGGGCCGGGAAGGAAAGGGAGAAAACCTTCCCGGCCCATCTTCCGCGCGCCTACTGGAGAGCAGCCGGAATGGTGAGAGTCTGAACCACGTTCTGGATGGTCGCGATCTGGTAGTCGACGCGAGCGGTGACCGTGTACTCGATCACGCGCTTGCGGGGCTGCCACATCGAATCGACCGTGATCTGCCGCTGGATGCCGAACACCAGGTTCGGGAATGCGGTGAGCATCCCCTTCGCGTTGCTGGAGTTCGCCGAGGACAGATGAGGATCAGGGATGACCGGCCGACCGAAGAACCGGAGCGCCGGGAATCCATTGATCAGAACACTGTCCCCTTGCGCCGTCTCGCGGACGCTCATCTCGTTCGCGTAGTGCTGACAGAACGGGATCGGCATGAAGTAGCCGACGTCCGTGCGGCCGAGCAGGTTGACCGGCAGGACCTTGAGCATCCCGGCGAGCGTCGCCGTAGCGCTCTGGTCGTTTGTCGCGGTGTACGTGACCTCGCCGGTCCCGTCCGTCGCGAGCAGATGCCAGCCGTCATTCAGGTTGAGGAACGCCTTCTCGCCGCCGCCGTCGTCGAGATCGCCGTTCCAGCCGAGATCGTTCAGGTCGTTGCCGAACTGAGTGGCGATCATCTGGGCGACGTGAGCCTCGGCGTTGCGCTTCTCGATGTTGTCTTCGAGGAAGCTCAGCGTGATGTCCTCCGTCCAGATGTACTCCAGCGTGTCGAGCGTCCTGCGCCGCGCAGAGAATGCCTGCGTGTTGCTGGGCGCCGTCGCCTCCTGAGCCGCTGCGAGCTTGCGCGCGGCGACCACCAGCTCGTCGAGGTGAGCCTGGGGGCTGTTCATGCGACGAACCGTCACGCGCGACAGGGCGGCCTGCTGCGAGATCAGGTTGTCGATGAACGTATCGGCGACATCGGGAGGCAGAAGCCCCTGGTCGCTGCCGGCGGTGAGCATCGCGGAAGTGAGGTCGCTCACGCGGACCTGCGCTCCGTTGCCGTAGTAGCCGGACTGCGAGCGAACGAACTCTCGCATCTTCGCCACGTCGCGGATGAAGCATCCCTTGTAGTCAGGCATGTATCCGCGCTCACCCGGGCGAGCGCCGACCGAGATGATCTCGGCCGTGTTCTTCGCGACGGCGATCTGACCTTCGAGCTGCCGGATCTCGTTCTTGTGAGCCGCGATCGTCGCGCCGAGGTTCTCCTCGTGCTTCTTCTCGGCCTCGGAGAGGCGCTTTTCGAGGTCCTGCACCCGCTTGTCATTCGCGGCGATGCCGGCCTTCTGCATCTCGTCGAGCGTCCCCTGGTACGAACTCATCGCACGGGTGAACTCGTCCTCGATCTTCGACTTCAGGACTGCCTGGATCTCGTCCAGTTCCTTCTGGCTGAGCTGAGCCATGATTGATTTCCTCTAACGCCGCAGCGTATCGAGCGCCTTGCAGAGCAACTGAGAGCCCACCGTGGGTTCCCAGGATCGCAAGACGAGGTTGGACACGAGGTCAACCACTGGACTGCGTGATGGCTCATCCGTGTTCTCGTCGCGGCTGCGTGGTGGCTCACTGCGACTTGGGTGCGCGATCGTCTGGCTGCGTGGAGGCTCACCAGCGTTTGCGGACCTCACCCATCTCTCGACCCGCCCGGCGAGATCGTCATCTTCCAGGTCGGTGAGAATCGAATTCAGCTCCGGGCTCGGCATCTTCGCGAGTGCTCTCGCGAGTGCCTGAGCGTTCGGGTTGCTGGGAATTGGAACGAGACTGACTTCGAGCAGGTCGACCTCGTCGAAGACGAGGATCGGAGGACCGCCGCGAGCGAGAGGCTGATCCTCGTGCCATCGCTTCGGCTCGAAGCCGATCGACGTCGAATTCAGGAACCCCGTCTTGACCATGCGAAGCGCCATCTCGGCTTTCGGATTCACGTCGGCAGGAGCGAACTCGACCTCGTGATCGAAGCCGTTGCGGTTCGCCTCATGTCGCAGCGTCCGACCGATGATCGACTCGATGCTCGGACCGCCGCCCATCAGGCTTCCGTAGCCATCGTGACCCCAAATGAAGATCGGGTTCCGATCATAATTCTCTGTTCGGATACCCTCTGGCATGATCCTTGTCCCATGCCTGTCCAGGTCCGGCGTTGAGCTTCTGAAACTGATCACGCGATCGCTTCTGATCGAATGAACATTTCCGCCCGCTCGTACTTCTTGGCGTGCTTCGATCTTCTCGATTTCGGGAATATGAAGCCTGGTCATGCTTCCTCCACGTCGCTAGCGACGGTGCATCGGCAGTTAGAACAGAGGATGTTCTGTGCTACCATCCAGCCTGTTCTAGACTGGAGATCGAAAATATGACCGCGAAAATCGAGTTTGCGAACCTCGATGATCTGATCCAGCGATACCGCTCCGGCGTATCGATGAAACAACTCTCGGATGAAATCGGCGTCGCTCGACATGCTATTTCCCGCGCGTTCCGAGAGCGGGACGTTGAGATCCGCGGCAGATCCGATGCGGAACGTGTGAAGTGGTCTGCGATGACGATCGATGCGCGCGCTCGCCAGTGCTCTGCGGCGCACGCCGCCGCGCGAGGGCGTGTCGTAGGGAGATCCGAGGCCATCAGGCGAGCGAGGACGCATCAGAGAAACCTGACGCGCCGCGGGTTGTTCGAAGACGCCATCTCTGCCGAGCTTCGACGACGACGACACAGGGTCACACAGCAAACCGCCTGCGGCCGATACAACATCGATCTTACCCTGGACAAAGAGGCCGTCGCCGTCGAGGTCCACAGTTCGAGCATCTCGAACATTCAACACGCCAGGCACCAGAAGCGCGCGAAATACATCGTCGATTCTGGCTGGAGCCTGCTGATTCTGATCTGCTGCGGATCCGACGGCCACGCGATCCCGTGCAATGTTCCCGGCCTCGCGGATCACATAGTCGCCTTTGCGAAGCTGCTTCGCAGCGACGAATCCCTCCGCGGTGGCTATGGGGTGGTTCGGGGTCACGCGAAGGCGGCTTCCGCCGAGCGTGTGCAATTCAATCAACTCTCCTGCGTATTCCGCGGTTAGCCCGGCGACGAAAGGCCCAGAAACGAGTGTTTCTGCCGGGAAGCAGTTGATGACGTTGTCCGCGCTCGCTCCGTTGTCCCCGTCGCCGGGGTACAGCAGGTGCTCCTCGACGCCGTCGGCGTTGTCGACGCTGAAGTATTCCCCATGCCGGATGCGCTGACCGTTCGCTGCCGCATGGTGTTCTCGCGTCCGATCGTCACTGACGACGAGCCAGGTATCGTAAATGCGCACTCCGAGGCGAGCTTCTGCGAGATCAGCGTGCTCGCTGCGCCCGCGATTGATCGCGTACGCGGTCTCAGTCCTTGCGATCGTCTCGGCGCGGACGGCCTTGAATCCTTCGTACAAGTCTGAGATCGCCTCTGCGGTCTCGGGGATCGACGCCCCTTCCGCGACGGAGTTCGCGATGACCTCGCGAACAGCCTTCCGCGTCGTCTTCGTGATGTTCGTGATCTTCTGAGAGCTGAGCGACCGTGCGATCGATTCCGCCTGAGGCTCGAAGACCGAGAAGTCGATCAACGTGCGCGCAGCGTCAGAAGAGAGGAGGCTCCAGCCGTCCTCCAGCCCACGACGGATCGCCTCACGCATCGTGCGCTCCCACTGTGAGGTGATGCCCTTGAGGATGTCGTCGATGACGTCGCGTGTCTTCGCGTCCAGATCGATATCGAACATCGAATCGACGCCAGGCACGATGATTCGCTGCGCGCCCTTGAGGTATCCGGCTTCGAGCGCAGAGAGAATGGCCGACTCCTCCTTGATGAAGAGCTTCCTGACTTTTCGGCGAAGGAAGCTCTCGGACGGTCCTTGTCGGCCCAGGTATCGTCCTTCGGCCAGCTCCAGATCCTTCGTCGTGAGCTTCGTGAGCAGCCCAGAAGGGAGGAATCCTCGGCCGGTTGGGGTCGCCCCCCTGACTGACCCGTCGGCCGAGGAATCTCCGTCGTCGGGATCCGGACCGTCGGGCGGGGTACCGGGGTCCGTGTCCTCTTCGAGCGGAGCCTGTGGGATCGTTCGAGTCGTGAGTCCGTCCTCCAGCTTCGCGACCAGAGTGACGCCGCTCGGCAGCATAAACAGATCGCCCTCTGGGCCAGGCAGCGGATCACGGCCGGTCTCTTCGAGGTACTGATTGATCCGGATCACGCCCTTCGCTAGGCCCTGATCGGCCTTCTGTAGCTCGAACTGCTCATCCTTGCGGACGGGGTTCTCGAACTCGAACTCGACGCGGCCGATGTCGACAGGCTTCAAGATCCGCGGCAGCAGGTATTCATTGATCGCCTCCTCGATCTTCTCCAGTCGAGGGACGATGCAGTTCTTCGCGTAGGAGTTGTCACGCGCCGCGTGTTCGGCTGCGGTGCCGCCTTCCTGAGCGAGACCGAGCTTGCCGGCGGGGACGCGATAGATCGCGAGGATCTGATCGCGCGTCATCTGCGCGAGATCAAGGAACGCGAGATCCTTGATCGAGATCGAGA